TGATGATAAATTGCATGATCATCTACCATGTATTCATCAGTCCAGTTGAAAGCTTCCTTGACAACATTTGCAGATAAACCTTTATACATTTGATGGAGTACACCATCTTTTGCAGCTACAAGAACGTCTGCTTCAGTATCGTGCAAACCCTCAAGCATCTGAACAAACATAGTCTCTCTTTTGGTTTGACTAAGAGAAGGATTGCCACCCTCTATGTAATGATACAATCTTCTACTTTCATATGCAAGAGTGCTGTGTTCAGTACCAGCTGGTGCTTCGTTTCGTTTAAACGGAACTTCACCTTCTGGGAGCAAGAACTTAAGAGACTCGTCAAAATTAATGATGAGGAGTGCTCTTAGTCCACTATTGTTGTATTCTTGTAAGATTTTAATCTTTTCTGCTTTTGTCTTAGCAGATGATGCTGACTGAAGTATTTCAGTCAATAAAGCATCATTCGGTAATTTTTTCGCCATAATAATGATCCTATCAAATCAGTATACTACTAATCTTCGTCCTCGTCAAGTAGGAGGTCATCGTCCATGAATTTAACTGCTAGCAGTTCTTCATTGACATAAGACCCATTGCCATCCAAAAACTCAGGATGAAGATTGTCTAGTTGTCGTTTGTATGTGTTTTGGTCTACAGTACCTCTATATATCCATCCTATCACACCGCCCAATCCAAAGGCGAACAAGGTGCTTATACTAGCAACCCAGATCATTAAGTTAGTTTCCATGTCTCTCCGTGATGTCAAATTTAAGTCTAAAACGACACCTCCACCTAATAAAAGGGAGGGTCATATCAAAGTCGATGTTGGACTTGTTTTCCCTCCTTGCCCTTGGGAGCATAAGCTCTATGCCTTTATTTAGCGAGGGACTTTTTCCTTCTGCCTGGTCTGTGTTCCCACTCGTATTTTTTGGCATCGTCAATAATTCCCCTCAAGTATTTTACAATTTTTCTCGCGTCTGGTTTGCTGAGAAAGTGGTACGCTTCACGTATTTGCGTATGATCAGAGTCTTTACCACCCTTGATGTACTCCTCAAGGTCGTGTGCGGTCTCTTCTAATGCTTTAGCAGTAGTTGACTCCAAAAACTCTAATGTCGCCTTTCTAGTCGCTTTTGAGTGCGTTAGAAGGGGATATAATTTGAAGAGGAACCTCTTCTCCATAATTGCTACGTCCATTGCTTTTTCAGCAAGGGCATAGATGTCGTCTGTCATGGGTTTAGACAAAGTTGTGCTCCCTTAAGTATTTTACTGTGTCGGTACAACCACCGAGTTTCTTACCATTACAGAGGATTTGGGGAAAAGTTGCCCCAACTCCGAATTCATCGTAAAAACCGTCTCTTTGGAAGTCCGTATTTAGATGGTACACCACATAATTCAATTTGGCAAGCTCTAGGACTTGCTTGATGCGGTCACAGAATGGGCAACCGTCTTTTGTGTAAACCGTAAAGTTCATTTATTGTATGTTTGGAGTTTCGTAATTAAACCAACCTGTAGCTATATATTTTTCTTCAATTTCAGAGATCTGCCCTTTGTGAACATGTGTCCATGCTGCTGGCCATATAGCGATCCTACCAGTAATTGCTTCCATGGTGAATCCTTGCTCAAGGAACATTGTTCCTCCGTCTGAGCAATTATTTAGATTTATAGACCATGCTAAAGCACGTGTTGTTTGTGGATTTGGATAATTAGTGAAATTCGTCGTTTCATGGTGCCACAACTTGAAACCCCCTTTGGGGTCATAGTGTTGTATGTTGAAACTGTCACAGAGCGTAAAACGGTCTGTATGCTTTAAATTATCGTGTTCTGACTCATACTGCCCAAATGCTTTTACAAGGGCACCATAGATGATTTTATGCGTGAGTGAGGACTCACTGAACCTTGTATAAAGGTCAGTAGAGTCTTTTAACTCAGGATCGACAAAACCATACCCTATCTTACCTTCTTCTTTATCAGGGTGTTTTGTGTAGTATTGAATTATGACATTACAATCATCGGGTTTCAAAATGTCATCATATATGCCGATAAACTTCATTTAGTCGTCGTAAACTAAACATTCGGGTTCGTCAGGATGTATATCGCAAAATAACTCTAATGCGTTAGGGTCATGATGATCTCCTGCCTTAATCTCATCTTTATGGTGCTCTACATACTCTTCTAGTTCATGTAGTTCCTCTTTGTAGTGTCTTCTTGCTGCTGAAGAAACTGTTGGATCGTCAATGATCTCTTTGTCTTTTTGAATGTGATCTTCTATTGATTTCATAATAGTACCTCTTGTGTACACTAATATTTAGGTAAAAACCCTATGGGGCAAAAAATACCCCGAATATTTTTTCCACTTTTCCTGGCGAGAAAAGTCGAATTTCCTACAGTATAGCATAAAAAAAGACCCCTGTGAAGGGGTCATGATCCATCTCGAACCAATGTATCTATAATGCGTTACCACGAGGTAATACTTCCTCTGGGAACACAAAGTTCTCGTGAGGTTGGTCAACAGATGACATCCATGCTCTCAT